AATGATGTAGACTTAGGTAGCTCAAGTAAATCGTTTAAAGATATACACGCAAAAGGTACAACTACTTTAGCTGGCTTAACTGTTACTGGTAACTTAGATCTTAACAATATAACCTCATCTTCTGGTACTCTCGCTTTGGGTAGTAACGTAGATATTGATGGTGGTAATATAGATGGTACAGTTATAGGCAATAATTCTGCAAGTGCAATAACAGGTACTGTAGTAACAGCAACTACTAACTTTGCTGGTAATGTTACAGGAGATGTAACTGGTAATGTTACAGGAGATGTAACTGGTAACTTAACAGGTAATGTTACCGCTTCATCAGGAACTAGTACGTTTAATGATGTAACCGTCAATGGTACACTGAATATGATTGCTGGTGGTGCTACTATAGATAACGTAACAGATCCTACTCAAGCACAACAAGCTGCTACAAAAAATTATGTAGATACACAAGTTGCAGGTGTAGTTGATTCTGCTCCTGAACTCTTAAATACATTAAATGAATTAGCAGCTGCCATAAATGATGATGAAGATTTTCATACTACTATAACAAGTAACCTTGCTGATAAAGTAAATAAAGATGGAAGCACTACAATGACTGGTGCTTTGACGCTTAGTGGAAATCCTACTAATGCTAACCATGCTGCTAACAAAGCATACGTAGATACAATGGTTCCTCTAGCAGGTGGAACAATGACAGGTGATTTAACTTTAAATGGAGCGCCAACTCAAAACCTTCATGCAGCCACAAAGCAATATGTAGATAGCGTTGCAGGTACTAACCAACAAGCTGCTACTAGCGCAGCCCAAGCTCTTACTTCAGCAAATAATGCAGCCACAAGTGCAACTAATGCAGCCAATAGTGCAACAGCGGCCGCTAATAGCGCAACAGCAGCAGCCAATAGTTTTGATAGTTTTGATGACATATATCTAGGGCCAAAATCTTCAGCACCCTCAACAGACAACGATGGTGATGCACTTCAGACAGGTGCGCTTTATTTTGATACTACAGCAGGAAAGATGTTCGTATATGATGGTTCTAGTTTGAAGGATGCAGGATCTGCTGTTAACGGAACTAGTCAAAGACAAGTTTATGTAGCAACAGCTAATCAAACTACTTTCAATATAACATATGATGTTGGATATGTAGATGCATATTTAAACGGACTAAAGCTACGTGTAGGTACGGACTTTACTGCTACATCAGGAACTAATATTGTATTAGCATCAGGAGCAAACTTAGGAGACATAGTTGATCTAGTTGCGTATGGTGCATTTAATGTCGCTAACACTTATACTCAGGCACAAGCAGACGCTAGATATACACGTATAGCAAATAATCTTTCTGAACTAACAGGTTCAGCATCTACTGCTAGAGCTAACATAGGAGCTGCACCAACAGCTAATCCTACGTTTACAGGTACAGTAACGATTCCTACTGATTCCTTAACTTATGCAGGTACTTCTGTAACAGCTACAGGAGCAGAATTAAATCATGTATCAGGCGTTACTAGTGCAATACAGACACAAATAGATACTAAAGCACCTCTTGCATCACCTAATTTTAGTGGTACACCACAAATATCAGGAACAAATATTCCTGTTGTAACTGGTCATATAGCAAATTTAAGTGCAGGTGCAAATGGATCAATACCTTATCAAACAGGTAGTAATACAACAACATTTAGAGGAATAGGTTCTGCTGGACAAGTATTAACAGTGGCTGGTGGTGTTCCTACTTGGGCAGATCCAGCAGCAGGTGGAACATCAAACGGAAAAGCATATTTCTTTGGAGCAATGTAAGGAGATAAAAAATGGCATCAGGAATATTAGGGCAGACAGATATAACAAGTACTAACACAGATACTAGTATTTATACTGTTCCTGCATCTAAAACAGCAAGTTTAACTTTGTCTTTAGTAAATAGAGGAAGTGCTTCAGCTGCAATACGAGTAGGATTGTGTGCATCAGGTTCAATAGGTAATGCAGAGTTTATCGAGTATGAAACAATACTACCACCTAAAGGAGTACTGGAGCGTACAGGAATTGTAATGCAAGCAACTAAACAACTTGTGGTGCGAACTGACACGGCAAACATATCTGCCAGTGCTTATGGGTTTGAGGAGTAAGATTATGGGCAGACAAATTATTGAAAATTTACCAAGAACCAAATTGATATATAATCAATATACAACCAACAATAACACTTCCAGAGCGCATAGTTTAATTTACACTGTTCCTACTGGTAAAAAGGCAATAGTTAACTTTAAATATGCAAGTTGTGGTATGGCAAATAATGGTTATGTGCAAACTTTTGCTATTCAATTAGCAGCTCAAAAAGTTAGCTCTAGTCCGAAGATGCATTCTATTATTATGGTAGGAAAATATTATACAGCAACTACTCCTAGTAATGGTCAAATGGTTACACTTGCTAATCCTTATGATTATTTAGAATCTTCTATTAATTCTGCATACAATGGTAACTCTTCTCATCATTGGTGGGGTATAAGTCAAGGTAAATTTATGCAGAATGCTTATCAACAAAGCACTGGTAATCCTAGTGGGACAAGTACAAATGATCAATTTAGTGTAGCAGATTACAGTAGTAGCCAAACTCCTTGGGGAGGTAATAATTTTAATGGAAATGTTGATACTAGAAAAGACTTTATTATGGAGGCAGGTGAAGAACTTTATTATTTTTATAGGGTTCAATATAGTAGTTACACGACAGGTCAAAAAACTGACGTAATGGTAGAAGTTAAAGAGATAGAAAGTTTTGCATAATGCTAAAAATTTTTAACGATAAAGGTATATGTCAACAAATTATAGCTGTAGGTAATTTTGATTTAGCTAGGCAACAAGCTGAAAGAGAAGGTAATACTGCATTTGAAAGCAATAGTGATGCACATGAAGTATTAGTTGATGGTGTTTTACATGAAGTAAAAAGTCCTTGGATTGATGATGTAAATAAAGAAGTTATTATTACAGGATATAAATTAATAGATAATGTATATCACTATACCTATACAGAGCAAGATATCACTGATGAAAATAAAGCTAAAGAGGCAGAAATATTATCTCTTCAGGAGGCTGATAAAAGAGAAAAACGAAATGCGTTACTGGCAGAGACAGACTTTTACGCATTATCAGATGTTACAATGCCAGATGCAATGAAAACATATAGACAGGCACTAAGGGATCTACCAATGCATAAGGATTGGCCCAATGTAGATTTCCCTACAAAACCAGAGGAATAAACTATGACATTAGCCAGAGATATTTCAGATACCAATTTAGCCAGAACAAATGCTGAAACAGACGTTAAGTTAAACAAAACTGTTACTGTAGCAGGTGGTAAGTTCGTAATTGATGGCACTAGCCAAGCAGCACTTAGTCTAGCTAGAGGATCTACATATGTATTCAATGTATCTGATAGCTCTGTTAGTGGTCATCCTTTTAGATTTTCTACTACTTCTGATGGTACACATGGAGGTGGATCAGAATATACTACAGGCGTTACTATAAGTGGTACATCTACAGTTACTATAGCAGTAGCATCAGATGCACCAGATCTATTATACTATTACTGCTCAAACCATAGTGGCATGGGTGGTAGAGTAGATATAGTAGATCAGCACGTACTAGGATTTAACGGAACATCCTTTGTTCCCATTGCAGCTAAAAGACAATTAAAATCTACTAGAGCTACTAATATAGAAGGTGGAGCAACTGGTAGTATTCCATATAATACAGGTGCTAGTACTACACAGTTTGTTGGAATAGGTTCTGCTAATCAGGCATTAGTTGTATCAGGTGGTATACCTGCATGGGCTACGTCAGTTAATTTAGCGACAAATATAAATGGTGGTTCAGCAGGAGCCATACCATATCAATCAGGATCAGGTGCTACAGCTTTTACTTCTGTAGGTACAGCAGGTCAGGTATTACAATCGAATGGATCATCAGCACCTACATTCGTAGATAAAAGCACTATAGCTACCCCAACAGGCGTAGCATCTGTTATGAAATTTAGTTAAAGGAGTTAAAAATGGCAGATACATTAAAAGAATTTGGTATGAAGGTTTTCTCCGATACTGAACTAGCAAATGCAACTAGATTTGATATAACAACAGGAGGCACAGAGGCTGCTGTTATTAAAGATATCGAGTTAACTCAAAATAGTAGTACTCAGGCAGTAAGTGGAACTGTTACTGCTGGAACGACTACTAATTTAGGAAACGGTATACATTCAGAAATAGGAACTTTTGGTGCTGGTGTTACTAATCTAACTGGTTCAGCTATATTAGATGTAAGTTCTACACTTAGTATAAGGCCAACTGCTATATCAAATTCATTTTCAGATTTAAAAATTTATGCAGAAGATTCAAGTGGTAGTACAAGTGCAACTGGCCCTGTTAATCTTTTTACTACACCAAGAGTAAATGGTCTTGATGAACCTACAACTCAAACGGCATTAACTGCCTCTAGTCCAGGCTCAAGTAGTGCTTCATATCAGGGTTATAGTGGTGAGTTTACTGTTATACATACTAATGCTAATGGAATAAAATTACTTATGAGATTTATTAGTGGTAGTTCTAGTAATAGTTCAGTTTACATAGTTGGAGCAGATAACAGTCAGAACTATGCTACAGTACAATCTAATTCCACTCGCGTTTGTTGGGATGGTGAACGATATCTTTTTTGGATGTCAGATGGATACATTTATTTTTTCGACTTAGACGATTCAAATATTCTCAATCCAAGTACTCATGGTACAACTTGTCACGGTAGAATGACCTGCGGAAGTGTCGTTAATTCACCACTTGCAGCCTTTAATGGTACAAGTTATTTGCACAAAGCTGGTGATGTTACT